AGTGTCGTGTGTACATTTCTGGTGCCGGTGCTGAAGCTGACGGTTACATTATCCGTCAAAAAGGCGCTACCAAGTATTTGGTCAGCGACGGAACCAATACTGGTGTTTGTGTACTAGCCAACGAAGCTGACGGTGCTTTGACCGAAGGTAACATGAATATCACTTTGACATTTGGCGATTCTACTGCTGTAAACATCGCAAGACTGACAAATCGTTATGCTCTTGACTACAGCAACACTCGCTATTTGGCCAACTTCTTCACTGACGAAGGTACTGAAATCAAGTCTGGTACTGCTGGTGTTACAATTGGTCTGGGTCTTGTAGAAAATTACAACAGTTAATTTCTATGATCTGGTAATCCTCCCTGCTACATACAGGGAGGATTTTTTATGAAAACAGCATTTGTTCTAGGCAATGGCGTCAGTCGTCAAGCAGTAAACCCCGACACACTGAGAACTCGCGGTCATGTCTACGGATGCAATGCGTTGTATCGAGAATTTGAGCCAGACGTTTTAGTTAGCACTGACGCTCCTATCAGCGCCCAGATACAAAACAGTGGCTACAGCAATCGAAGAGTACATTACACAAGAAAACCACTGTTACATCTAGGGTCCAGAAGAATACCCCCAGATTTTTTTGGGTTTAGTTCGGGACCGGCTGCTGTGGGTATTGCTGCTCAAGAAAATTACAAAGCCATATATCTCCTGGGGTTTGACATGGGCCCTACTAGATCAGGTAGATTTAACAACGTCTATGCTGACACAGAATTTTACAAAAAAAGCTCAGCCAACCCTACGTACACAGGAAACTGGGTTCGGCAAATAACTACCATTGTCAACCGATTTCCAGACATAAAATTTGTTAGAATCATGGGCGACACCACAGCAGATATTGCTGCTTTGCACGGGATCAAAAATCTCTTTTCTATGCCTTTGGAAGAGTTTCTTGACCGCATAAATAATGCAAAGGATCTCTAAATGTCTATCTACAAACGTTTTGCTGGCAACGTTGTTTTTCAAACTGTTGGAAATACTGACACGGTTACGTTTCAAGGACTGACTGCCAACACCGCCACAGTTATCATTGATGGAAACCTCAGTGTATCGGGCAATGCCACTTTGAGCGGCAACATTTCTGGCGACAAAATTTTCAACGGCACAACCAGTATTGAAATTCCTGTGGCCAGCGGCAATGCCAACATCAGTATTGGTGGTACCAGCAACGTTGCTGTGGTTGCTAACACCGGGGTGTATGTTAATGGTTTGATCAGCGCCTCGGGGAATATTACAGGTGCTAATCTTGTTACAACAGGTAATACCACGCTTTCGAACTTGATAATTTCGAACGGCAGTCAATTTCTTAATTTTACGTCAACAGCAGGTGTTGATCCTGTAATTAGATTTACTGATGCCAACACCACGGGTGGAACCGCAGGTAACGTCGGAACCATTCAGTGGTACACCAACGATGCTACTGGCGCTGGCCCAAGAGTAACTGCTGCAATTCGAGCAGTTTACAGTGATACCAACGGTAACGCCAACATATTGATCCAAACTGGTTCTACTACAACTCCTACAACTAGAATTGCTGTGATTGGTGCTACTGGAAACGTTGGCATAGCCAACACAGCACCATTGCATGCCCTGGCAGTTACTGGTACAATGTACGGTTCTAGTACATTTACGGCTGTGGGCAACGTATCGGGTGGTAATATTACCACTGCCGGACAAGTTTCGGCGACTGCTAACATCACCGGCGGTAACGTTATTACGTCAGGTCTTGCCACAGTAACTGGCAACATCACTGGCGGCAACGTCATTAGTCTCGGGGCAGTTAGTGCAGGCGCAGCGGGTATCACAGCCACAGGTAATGTACGTGGTGGTAACGTCAACAGTGACGGAACTGTCAGTGCAACTGGGTCCGTGACCGCAGTTGGTAACATTATCGCCGGAACAAATCTAAGTGCCAGTGGTAATATTATTACAACTCAAGAGGTTCAAACTGGAAATATCAATGTAAGTGGAGCTAGTTACGGAACAGGTATTGGTGTCGAAAACATTGTTTGGCAAAGCACCAGCAACGTCATTGTTCCCACCGCGCTCAGTAACATTGGCAATTTGCAGTTTTCGTTCTTGGGAGGCAGGTCTTACAAGTTTGAATCTGTAGTTTACATCATTCCCGACGGTGCTTCTAACCCCACAAATTATTCTGTGTATTTTGATGCAGGTAGTTGCACATACACTGTTGAAGCGCAAGCTTCGGCAACTGGTGCTTGGGTAGTATCAACATCCAACGTCAGTGATGCATTGAGTACCAACGTCTCAACAACTGGTACAACACCTAGAGCATTACGTATTTCGGGCACAATCTACAGTGCTACAGCGGCCAATGTGTCCATAAAAGCTGCAACAGCGGCTGCTAATCTTAATGTTCTTAGCGGCTCATACCTAACCTACACTAGAATCAGCTAAAACTTTAATCCCGGTCTTTTGGTAAATACACCAGAGAACCGGGATTATCTATGACACAACAAATCATCAACATTGGCAGCGCAGAAAACGACGGAACCGGCGAAGCTCTGCGCAGTGCGTTTAATGCTGTCAATGAAAACTTTACGGCTGTTTGGGCAGCGGGGCCAGTTGACAGCAATGTAGTGATTTCGGGAAATACCATCACAGTTAATGGTATCAACAACAATCTGGTGCTGGCCGCCAATGGAATTGGCAACATACAAGCCAACAGCACCATTATGCCCAGCATTGACAATGTCTACGATATTGGTGGTCCCACTAAACGAGTCAACACTGTCTACGCCGGTTACTTTGTTGGTGATGGTAGCTTGCTTACAAACGTTGGCGGCGGGGGCAATGGTACTGCAATTGCCAACGGAACATCAAATGTACAAGTTTATAACAATGGCAATGTAACCATTGGCATCAACAATACCAGCAACGTAGTAGTGGTGAGCTCAAATCTTGCCAACGTTAACGGCAATTTAAATGCTCTAAACTTAACAACCCCCGGGGCAGTGACTGCTGTTGGCAACATCACTGGTGGAAATTTGAAAGCAACCGGCGCAATTTTCATCGGAAACACAGCCCTCACACGTACTTTGACAGTGGGCACACGAACCAGCCCAGTCACAGTGCCTTTGGCCACAAATAATAGCTTCAATGTTGGAACACGAAGCAGCGGAAACGTAGTAGTGTACACCACATAAATATAGAAATTGGATTGAGATAATGACAAACCGAATTCCGTTAATCATAAATGCAGGCACTGGACAAATCCAGGAGTTGCCTAGTGGTGATAACCTACTGCTGACCAACAATGATATCATTGGTGTTGGCAGCATTACAGCAGCCAATGGCATAGTCACCGGCGGCAATGTTGTAGCTACTGGTAATGTCCAAGGCACATACTTTATTGGTAATGGTGCTTTGCTAACTGGACTCAATGTTGGCAGTGCTGGTAAAATTGCCAACGGAACTAGTAATGTAGATATTTCTACAATCAACGGGGCTGTTACTATTGCTGTGGCCGGAACACCCAACGTTGCAGTGTTTAATGGAAGCAATATCACAGTTGGCGCTTCAATTCTGCCAGCAGCCAACGTAACATATGATTTGGGTAGCCCAACTCGTCGTTTCAATGACTTGTATTTGTCGGGCAGCACTATTGATCTGGGCGGCGCAACTATCAGCGCAAACGCCACAGCCGTTATAATTACTAACCCTGCAGGCGGTACATTTGTTTCGCAAGGTTCGTCTAGCGATATTGAAGCAACAACAGTTACAGCCAGTGGTAACATTCAAAGCACTGGTGGTATCTTTATTGGTAACGGTGCTGGACTGTTTGGTGTTGTTGCCAGTTCAAACGTTGGATCGGCACAAAAGATTGAAAACGGCAGCACACAGATGGATGTGCCAGTTTCTGGTGGCAACATCATTGCCAACATTGGCGGCGTAATTGGTGTTGTTGAAATCAGCACTGGCGGCATCAGTACTACAGGTAACGTAACTGCTAGCTATTTGATTGGTAACGGTAGTCAACTTACTGGCTTGCCAGCCAGCTACAGCAATGCTGAAGTATCAACATACTTGGCCAGTGGCACAAACTCTGCCAATATTGTAACCACAGCCAATATCAGTGGTCAGTACATTCTAGGCAATGGTAGCCAGCTCACTGGCTTGCCAGCAACTTACACCAATTCTAATGTTGCTGATTACCTCCCAACTTATACTGGCAATTTGGTATCGCTAACCGGCGATGTTACTACAACAGCTAATATCAGTGGCGCATATATTTTAGGTAATGGTAGTCAACTCACTGGCTTGCCAGCAACTTACACTAATTCGGACGTTGCAAACTATTTGGCCAGCGGCACAAACTCTGCCAATATTGTAACATCTGGTAACTTGTCTGGCGGCAACGTAGTGGCCACAGTTGGCACTAGTGCAGTGTTGTTTAGCAATGGCACAGCCACTTTGTCTTCGGATTATGTCAGTGACTTAACTGGCGTAAACTTGTTCAAAGACGGCGACGCTCAACTTTATGCCAATGGCAATGTTCTAATCTATTCTGACTCCGGTACCACTAACAAAACTTGGACTTTTGGCGCAGATGGTGTATTAGCTGCACCGGGCAACATTGATGCTACCGGTGACGTTACCGGTGCAAATATTCTAACAACCGGCCGGGTCTCAGCAACCGGTAATATAACTGGTGCCTACATTTTTGGTAACGGTAGTCAACTCACAGGACTGCCTCCAGTATATAACGATTCTAATGTAGCAGCTTATCTGCCAACTTACAGTGGCAACTTGGCAAGCTTGACTGGCCCAGTTACAACAACTGGCAATGTCACAGGCGGCAACGTTCGTACTGGTGGTTTGGTTAGTGCTGCTGGCGGAGTACAAACTGCTGCCGCAGTCAGCGCCGCAGGTAACGTCACCGGTGGCAATATTGTTACAGCTAACTCTGTACTGTCGGCCAACAATGTCAGTGCAGGCGGGAATGTCACAGGTGGTAATGTTATTACCACTGGATTTGTTAGTTCTCTAGGTAACGTACAAGCAGCCAACGTTAGAACACAAGGTATTGTTAGCGCCGCTGGTAACGTTGTTACAGATGGTTACTTCGTTGGTAACTTTGCTGGTAACATCACTGGTAACTTGACTATTCCTGGGTCAAATACTCAAGTAGTTTTCAACACCAACGGCAACGCCGATGCGGTAGCCGGATTTACTTACAACAAAGACGCTAACACAATGACAGTGTTGGGTGTAGTTTCTGCACAAGCCAACGTTATTGCTGGTAACGTAGAAACGGCAGGAAATGTCACAGCAACTGGAAACGTAGTTGGTGGCAACCTAACAACAACCGGTGTTGCGATTGCAACAACTGTCAGCGCAACAGCCAACATTGTTGGCGGTAATTTGACCACAGCAGGTCAAGTAGTTGCCACAGCCAACATCACTGGTGGCAATATTGGAACTACTGGTCGTGTCAGCGTCGGTGGAAATGTTGACGCTTCAAATCTCAATGCTAGTGGCTTGAGTCTAAGTGGCAATGTATTAGCACCACTTAATACTGGCTTTGATATCACCACATCGGCCAACGTCACTGGCGCTTATATTTTAGGTAACGTTGCATTTGCTACTGGCATTCCTGCAACTTACGGCGACTCTAATGTTGCTGCTTACCTGCCAACATACACTGGTAATTTGGCCAGTTTAACTGGTCCTGTGACAACAACCGCCAACGTAACTGGTGGTAATGTCAACACCGGCGGTGGTGTATCTGCTACAGGCGCAGTCACTGCTGGAACAACTGTCAACGCAACTGGTAATGTAACCGGTGGCAATTTGACCACAGCTGGACAAGTTAGTGCTACTGGAAACTTAGTAACCGGTGGAAATGCATTGGTTACAGGCTTTGTACAAGCCACAGGCAATGTCACAGGTGGCAACATTGTTACAACTGGTTTGATCACAACCACAGGTAACGTTGCAGCAAACAATGTTACATCAACTAATGTGTTAGCATCAGGCCAAGTCAGTGCCACTGCCAACGTTGTTGGTGGTAATCTAAATACTGCTGGTGCAGTAAGTGCAACTGGCAATGTTGCAGGTGGAAACTTAATCACAGCCGGATTGGTGAGTGCAACTGGTGATGTTACTGGTGCAAACTTAACCACTGCTGGCGCAGTAAGTGCAACTGGCAATGTAGTTGGTGGTAACATCAACGCTGCTGGATTGAGCTTGAGTGGCAACATTATTAGCCCAATCAATACTGTTCAGAACATTACAACCACAGCCAATATCAGTGGTCAGTACATTATTGGTAACGGTGCTCTACTTACAGGATTGCCAACGGGATACAGCAATGCAGAAGTTGCAGCTTACCTACCAACATACACAGGTAATCTAGTCAGTCTAACTGGACCAGTGACAACTTCTGGAAATGTCACAGGCGGTAATATCAACACTGGCGGGGGAGTTTCAGCAACAGGAGCAGTCACAGGCGGCAGCTTTAGTACGACTGGTAATATTACTGGTGCCAATGTCACTGGCACCAATGTCAGTGCTAGTTTGGTTTCTGCAACTGGAAACGTAGTTGGTGGTAATCTTATCACCGGCGGAACTATCAGTGCATCTGGCGCCATTAGTGCTGCTGGAAATGTGTTGACAAACGGTATTATCAGTGCCGCTGGTAACGTTGTTACTTCTGGCTTGTTTATTGGTAATTTCCAGGGTAACATTACTGGTAACATTAGTGTTCCTGGAGCAAACACGCAAGTATTGTTTAATAACAATGGTAATGTTGGTGCAGCACCTGGATTTACGTTTGACGCTGCGGCCAATGTTCTTAACGTGCCTGGCAACATTGTAGCAACAGGTAATGTCAGTGGTGGTAATGTTCTCACAGCTGGCTTAATTCAAGCTACAGGAAATTCTACTGCTGCCAACTTTGTAACAACAGGCGCGGTGCAAGCCACGGGCAATTCTACTGCTGGCAACTTTGTAACTACGGGCGTAGTTCAAGCCACAGGAAACATTGTAGGTGGTAATTTTGTAACTTCAGGCATAGTACAAGCTACAGGAAATATTGAAGCCACCGGTAATATATCTGGCGGTAATATTCTTACAACAGGAAGAATCAGTACAGTTGGTAATATTTTTGCCAACAATGTCATGGCAACATCCAACATTGGTGGCGGCAATCTTTATGCAGCAACTGATGCTTTGGTAGTTGGCAATATTACTGGCGGCAATATCATAACTAATGCTTTGGTACAAGCCGCCACATTGAACACCACTGGCAATGCAGTTATTGGTGGTGATTTAACAGTTAATGGCAATATCACATACATCAACGTAACCGACCTTAATGTTGAAGATCCTATTATTGGTCTAGGCCGCGGTCCCAATAACTCATCGTTGGTTACAAATGATGGCAAGGATCGCGGCGAACAGCTTTGGTATTTTAACACCGCTGGAAACGTCGAGCAAAGTGCATTTATTGGATATCAAGCATCAACTGGCAAGATGTTGGCCGCAGTATCTGCAGGCATTGCAAATGACATTGTAACAGTAAGCCAATATGGTAGTTTTGTTGTAGGTACACTTGAAGCTGCAAACGTTACAGCAACTACCAATATCAGTACTGGCAATATTTCTGGAACTGGTCAGTTCAGCACACTGGGCAATGTTGTTGCGGCTAACGTAAACACTGGCGCATTGAGCTTGAGCGGAAACGTAATATCACCGCTCGATGTTACTGGAACAGTGACTGCTCAGAATTTGATTGCTACAGGTAACGTCAGCGCCACAGATATTGACGCATTTGCCAACGTTTCGGGCGGCAACCTTACAACCAATGGTTTTGTAACAGCAACTGGAAATGTAACCGGTGGCAATATTCTTACCAGTGGATTGATTAGTGCCACAGGCAATGCCACAGCTGGTAACATTAACACAGCAGGTGCTGTATCGGCTATAGGTAACATTGTTGGTGGAAATATTATTACCAGTGGTGTTAGCGGAAACATTAGTGGTGCCAACGTAATTTCTTCAACTACTTTGAGTGCCACTGCCAACGTTGTTGGTGGTAATATTACTACTGCTGGTATAGTTACTGCAACTGGCAACATTGTAACTGGCGCTAATGCAATAATATCTGGATTTGTTCAATCAACTGGCACAGTAACTGGTGGCAATATCAACACTGCTGGTGTTGTCAGTGCAACAGGTAACATCACCGGTGGTAATATTGTTACAGGCGGCGCAATATCGGCAATTGGACTAGTTAATGCAACAGGTAACATCACCGGTGGAAACATTATCACTGGTGGACGAGTTACTGCCACAGGGAACGTAGCCGGCGGTAATATTATTAGTAGTGATCAAATCAGTGCAGCTGGCAACATTAATGGTGGTAACATTGTTACTCCTAATACAGTCAGCGCATTGTCAGTGGCAGCATCTGGCACAGTTAGCGCAGTTGGTAATGTTACTGGTGGTAACATCAACACTGGCGGTTTAATAACTGCTGCAGGAAATATCATTGGCGGAAATGTTACCACAGCAGGATTGTTCAGTGCAAGTGGATCAGTTGCAGCAGGAACTACTATCAGTGCAGCAGGTAATATCACCGGTGGTAACATTATTACCGGTGGTGTAATTAGCTCAACTGGTGCAATAACTGCACTGGCCAACATTACTGCACCAAACTTTATTGGTAACTTGATTGGTAATCTTGGTGCGCCTGGCGCCAATAGCCAGATCATGTTCAACCTTAATGGTATTATCAGTGGTGACACTGGGTTGACATATGACTTTACTACCAACGCACTCAGCGTTGGCGGTACATTGGCCACAAACAATGGTGGTGACCTAAACATTGATGGCCGAATTAGTGCAGCAGGCAATATCATCACTGGCACAGGAAACGTCAGTGGTGGAAACTTGCTAGGCACAGTAATCAGTGCTAGCGGAAATGTCATTGGTGGAAATATCAGCACCGGTGGCTTAGTAACTGCTACTGGCAACGTCACTGGCGGTAACATTGTCACAAGTGGTGCAGTGTCAGCAACTGGACAAGTATCAGCAACAGCCAACGTTATTGGTGGCAATATCAGCACTGGTGGCTTAGTTACTGCAACTGGTAACATCACTGGTGGTAACATTACCACAGCTGGCATAGGCAACATTACTACGCTGGAAGTAGTAACAATTGCCAACGTCAAGAGCACAACAATTTCTACCAGTACAACCAGTGGTGCTCTAAGGGTCGCTGGTGGCGCCGGTATTGTTGGTAACGTGTATGCAGCAAACGTCTTTACAGCTGGACAAGTATCGGCAACTGGCAACGTCACTGGCGGCAACATTACCACAGGCGGCATAGGAAATATAACAACTCTTGAAGTTGTAACTATTGCCAACGTCAAGAGCACAACTATTTCTACAAGCACAACAAGTGGTGCGTTGAGAGTAGCCGGCGGTGCTGGTATTGTTGGCAACGTATATGCAGGAAACGTCTTTACTGGTGGCCAAGTCAGCGCAACAGCCAACGTTGCTGGCGGTAATTTGACCACAGCTGGACAAGTTTCAGCTACATCGAACGTCACTGGTGGCAACTTAAACGCTGCTGGTCTGAGCTTGAGTGGTAACGTTGTTAGTGCATTGAATATGACAACAAATATCACCACAACAGGTAACATAACAGCGGGAAATATCTCAGCTACAGGTAACATAAATATTGCTGGAGCTCGAGCAGCCACAGTTGACGAAGCTACAGCATTGGCAATAGCGTTAGGATAATAGAATGGCAAATACTTTTACACGAAAACTTAGTAGACAGATAGGAACCACAGCCACACAAGTTGGTAGCTACACAGTTGGTGCGGCTACAACCACAGTGGTGGTTGGACTATCAGTTACTAATATCACTGGCAGCACAGTGTCAGCTAATGTCTTTATTCAAGACAATGCTGCGGCCAACACTTATTTGGTAACAAACGCACCAATTTCATCAGGTTCAAGCTTGGTTGTTGGTGGCGGCGATCAAAAAATTGTGTTAATCACTGGCGACAAAGTTTATGTTCAGAGTAGTGCAGCCACTAGTCTGGATTGTGTCATGAGTATAATGGAAATCACATAATGAGTTATGTAGGCCTTAATCCGCAAACGCCGCTGCTTAACACCAGCACAGAACAATTGAGCGGCAACAGTGTTGCCTTTCAATTTCCGCTGTCTCGTGCCGTGGCGTCGGCTTCAGATCTTGACGTACTGATCGGCAATGTACCCCAGCGCCCAAATACGGATTATGAAGCCGAAAACACCACTATTGTGTTTCAGTCGCCACCACCCAGCGGCCTAAACAACATTACCATCACATATCGTGCAGGTGCTCTTAACAGTTTGAATTTGCAGGCCAATGTGTTCCCAACAGGAACAGCGGCCGCGCCAGGCGTTTACAGTTTAGCAGCAAACAATACTGGCTTGTACTGGGGCAACGCCTCAACACTCAGTGTGTCTATCGGGGGAACCGAAACAGTCCGTTTCAATGGAAACACTATTTCTACAACTGCTACAACTGGTGGTATAGTTACTACTGGTGGTATCGGTACCGGCGGCAACGTTCACGCTGGTGGCGGACTTTATGCTGATGCAAATACCGTTAGCACATCAGTTAGTACAGGTGCTTTGGTTGTGGCCGGCGGTGCTGGTATTGTAGGCAACCTAAACATTGGTGGTAGCATTACCTGCGTTGGTGACTTCACAGTCAACGGAACATTTACTACAACTGGTACAGATAGTCTGGACGTTACAGATCCGTTTATCTTCTTGGCCAACGCCAATCCTGCTGACACATATGACACTGGTGTTGTGAGTGAATACTTTGATGGTACCAACACTCGATACACAGGTTATTTTAGAGATATCACAGACAACAAGTACAAATTGTTTGGTAACTTGTTGACCAAGCCCGGCACAACAGTTGATACAGGTAATGTAAGTTTCGCATATCAAGATTTAGTTTTGGCTAACCTTAGCGCCACTGGCAACGTTTCGGGAACGTACATTCTTGGTAATGGTGCGCTGTTGACTGGTATCATTACCTCGGTCTCAAACGTTACAAATGGTACCAGTGGCGTTTATATTCCTGCACTAAACGGCAACGTTTTATCTAACGTCAATGGCGTGACCATCGTCAACGTTACTTCAGGTGGTGCAGCAGTAACTGGTGCTATTACTGCATCAACAACTGTGAGTGCAACTGGCAACATCAACGGCGGTAACATTAACACTGCTGGTATAATGAGCGCAACTGGTAATCTTACCAGTGCAGCCAACGTCAGCGGTGGCAACATCCTAACTGGCGGAATGATATCGTCAGCAGGCAACATTACCGGTGGTAACGTTAATACTGGCGGCCGTGTTAGCGCAACTGGAAACTTAGTAACTGGTGCTAACGTTTTAGCAACTGGTTATGTTACTGCGACTGGAAACGTGCAAGGCGGTAACATTCGCACTGGCGGGCAAATTAGTGCAACAGGTGCAGTGTATGGTGACAGTTTTACTGGCACAAATGGTGTCAGTGCTGGCACAACACTGGCTGCAGGAACAGATATTACAGCTGGTGGCACAATTAGTTCAGTTGGAAATATTAGCACAGGCGACGGTATGGTTGCTGTGGGCAACATTAGTGCCAGTTATTTCCTTGGAAACGGTCGATTGCTGAGTGGCATCGACGCTACAAGTATCCAAAACGGTAACTCAAACGTTCGAGTAGTTGCCAGCAACGGCAACGTGGCAATTGGTATCAGTCCTACTGCCAACGTTGTAGTTGTGGCCAACACAGGTTCTTATACAACAGGTCTAGCCAGTGTAACTGGCAACGTCATTGGTGGTAATATTACCACAGGTGGTTTAGTAACTGCCACAGGCAACGTCACAGGTGGTAATATTACCACAGCCGGTGCTATTAGCGCATCTGGAGCAATTACATCAGCAGCTAACGTTGCTGGCGGAAATCTTACCACTGGTGGTGCAGTATCAGCAACAGGTGCAATTACAGGCGGAAGTTTTGCAACTTCTACCACAGTAAGTGCTACAGGCAACGTCACCGGCGGTAATATTATAACTGGTGGTGCTGTGTTGGCAACTGGCGTAGTAAGTGCCACAGCAAACGTCACAGGCGGAAACCTTATTACAACTGGTGCTATCAGTGCTGGTGGTCTAGTTAGCGCCACAGGCAACGTCACCGGCGGTAACATCAACACTGCTGGTATCATTAGCTCAACTGGTAACTCAGTACACGGTATTGCTAACGTGCTGGCTGGTAATGCAGTCATTACTACACTTGTACAAGGTGCAACACTCAGCGCAACAGGAAACGTTGTTGGTGGTAACTTAAACGCAACAGGCCTAAGCTTGAGTGGAAACGTTGTCAGTGCGTTGAGCATGACAACAAACATTACTACCACTGCAAACATTACTGGTGGCAATATTAGCACTGCCGGTAATTTGGCAGCACCAACTGCCGTAGCAGATACAAACACAACTCAAGTTGCTACCACAGCATTTGTGATAGCCCAAGCAAGTGCAGCAAGTCCATCGGCAATTGCAGCCTCAGGTGCAGTTGGTACAAGTCTGCGCTATGCTCGCGCCGATCACACTCACTCAGGTGTAACTTCTGTTAACGGTAGCGCAGGTGCAATCACTAACATAGCTACAACAACCGGCACACTGGCACAATTTGCAGCTACAACATCTTCACAGTTAGCCGGCGTAATTAGCGACGAAACTGGATCAGGTGCATTAGTATTTGCAACAAGTCCAAGCTTGACAACCCCTAACATTGGTGCTGCTACTGGTACCAGTTTGAGTGTTTCTACTGGTACAGTAACACTGGGCAACATTGTCAACGGCAACGGCAACGGTGTTGGTAACATTGGTAGTTCAACAGTGTACTTCAACACAGCGTTTGTCAAAGCAACATCAGCACAATACGCTGACTTGGCAGAAAATTATCTAGCCGACGCTGAATATGCTCCGGGCACTGTTTTAGTATTTGGCGGCGCTAACGAAGTCACAGTGTCTACAGTCAACGCAGATTCAAAGGTAGCTGGCATTGTTTCTACAGATCCAGCACACGTTATGAACAGCGGCTTAGAAGGTGATCATGTAGTGACGTTGGCATTGACTGGACGAGTTCCTGCTAAGGTACTCGGTGCAGTGCGTAAGGGCGACATGATGGTATCGGCAGAAAACGGGCATGCAAGAGCTTGCTCAACCCCTGCTATGGGTACTGTGATTGGTAAGAGCTTGGAAAACTTCGATGGCGAAGTGGGCACAATCGAAATTGTTGTAGGACGATTATAATGAGTTACATTGGTTATACACCACAAATTGGGCAGTATCGAAAAATTGATACACCAACCTTTAATGGAACGACTACATCGTTCCCTATAACAGTGGGTGGTGTATCTGCTACACCCCCTACTGCTTTTGCTATGTTTGTGGTGCTCAACAATGTACCACAAAACCCCGGTGTTGATTTTAGTATTTCAGGATCAACAATAAGTTTTGCGTCAGCACCGGCTGCGCTAACACCGTTTTTTGCATTGATTTTGGGCGATCCACTATATACTGGCATACCCGGAGATGCAACTGTTATCAACAGTAAAATTGCCGATGGAGCAATTAGTTGGGACAAATTTGGCACAGACACGCAGTCACGCCTGACTGCAAATCAAATTATTTTTGGAGTTTAAGAGATGGCACGACAAAGAATTTATGAGTATGCGTTTACACCAGGTGGAGCAGGCACAGGAACAGTAAAGTTTCAAGGTCGCTACAACCTGGCCGACATTCTAGCCATCTACGATACTACAAATGGCAAAGCTCTTTATAACTTTGCTGATTCAGCATTGGGTGGTACAATCACCTGGGCTAACGGTGCTACTGCTGATTTCCCAGCAACTTACACTGGGGTATCAACATTGACACTTGAAGTCGATTGCAGCATGTGCGACTCAACTGACAAGCTGGCAATTTATGTAGAAAATGAATATTTAGAAACACAGCCCTGGGCTTTTGGCATGGACGCAATCGGTCGTAGCCGTGTTGCTAACCCCGAAGCTCTAATTGACGCTGACTTTGAATACGGCTTACAAAACACAAAGTGGCAGAACTTTTCAACCAACAACAACATTCCGGGATTCTTTGAATACACTGGTGCTGATATTTTGTATTCAACCAACGGTTATGTAAGTTTGTTTGCTGGCGATGACTTGATTACATCCAACGTTGACACAGCAGTAAAGTTAAGCAACCCAGGAACACCAGAGTGGGTCACAGACGATTTTGCATTGTTGGTAAGTCAAACACAAGGCAATACCACAGCATTTGTTACAACTTATACCACAGCCAATGTGCCTAGCCCACAAGAACGAATGTTCAATGTAGCCAGCACAACTGGATTCAGTGTCAACGACAACGTATTGTTGATTCAACGCCCCCAAACACCGCTGACTACCATAGCAACTGCCAATATTACCAGCAACGCTACAACCACAGTTAACGTTGCCAATGCTGCTGGTATTGTAGACGGTGCTTACATTATTGTAGAAACTGACACTGCCAACGTGTTTGAAACCATGGCAGTTACAAACGTTTCTGCAAACGCATTGACAGTGGTTCGTCGAACAAACAACACCAACGGTGGTAGTTCTAGCATTACAATTGGCAACGATGTTTATGTTGTTGCTGATTTAGAAATTGCTCGAGTGCTTGAAGTTACCGATGGCACAACACTGGAACTTACACGTGGGTGGTATAATATTCCCAGTATTGATTACTTGTATCCTGGATCAGTGCTGCAAAAACTCAGCGGTAACGTTGAATTGGTACAACACACAGCCATTAGCAGTGCTGTAAACGGTACACAAACCATTACTCGTGGTGCGTTCAGTTCAACACCATTGACCACCGCTGGTGCTGGAAGTTTAATGATTCGCATGACTGGATTGTACAATGCTAGCACCAATGCCAACATTCCATTAATTGCAGTCAACGCCCCAGACCATGGAATTGGAGAAGGCGAAGGCGAATTTTGCACAGTGCTCAATGCTATTGACAGTGATGTTGAAGGTATTAACATTGTAGCAGCAGATGGATATAACACCAATAACTTTGCTTATTATCCACACCGAGATCCAGCGTTGGCTCTTGGATTCCCAATGAATCAAACTGATACTATTGTGCGAGAAGCATATCCGTTTACCGGCGCTGATCTTGACATTGTCAGTATCACCAGTGATGGCGGAAATCCAAGTACTATTACAGTAACAACCAGATATGCACACGGCTTAGTTCCAGGAACTCCAATTCTTGTGGATATGACTGCGGGTTCTAACTATGCGTATGCCCTGGGCAGTTTCTTAATTGTCAGTGTACCAAGCACAACAACATTTACATTTACGGCCAAAGCAGGTGCGATTGTTGGAGGTTCGTTGTCTGGTATAATCAACGTTCGTAGCAATGCAACATTTGCACCACGTCCGTTTGACGGAGGTGTTATCCTAGGCCCCGGCGTCCCTACTCGTGGAGCAAGTGCGATCCGTCAAACCAAGAAATACTTCCGTTATCAATCCGGTAAAGGCATCCTGTTTACTTCAGGTACCATGCTCAAGCCAACATTTGATATCACATCAATTACAGCTAGCGGAACAGCTCCTGGAAGTACTATCACTGTGACAACCGATCTTGAAAACGGATTACAAGTTGGTGCTTCTATAGTGTTGATTGGTATCAATACCAGTGGGTATGATGACGGTACAGTGTATCGAGTAACATCGATAGTTAGTGACCTTACATTCACAGTGGTAGCACAAACCACACTGGGATCAACTTCACCTCAATTGGCCCCACAACCAAGAGTTAACGTTGCATCATGGCACGGTAGTTCGATTCGTGCTGGTATCTTTGACGACCAGAACGGCATGTTCTGGGAATGCGATGGCGAAAACATCAACGTTGTTCAACGTAGTTCGACCTTCCAGGTCGCTGGTTTGGTTTCTGTAGGCACTGGAACTAACCTTGTGGTTGGCGACTCAGTATCTCGCTTCCAAGAACAGCTCAACAACGGTGACGTAGTAGTCATCCGTGGTATGACACACACTGTGACAAGTATTCTTGATGAACAGCGTATGACTGTGGTTCCGGTGTATCGTGGCGTATCTAACCAAAACCGTGTTAAGATGTGCTTGCGACAAGAGATTCGCGTACACCAAGAAGATTTCAACATTGACCCACTCGACGGCACAGGTCCTAGCGGATATGTGTTAGATGGGGGTAAAATGCAGATGTTGGGAGTTGAATACTCTTGGTACGGTGCAGGTTATGTACAGTGGATGGTTCGTGGACAAAACGGCGAGTTTATTATGGCACACCGTCGACCCAACAACAACGTTAACTATGAAGCTTACATGCGTTCGGGTAACTTGCCAGCACGCTACGAAGCTATCAACGAAACGCCAGTCAGCAGCCTAGAGTCGGCGATTAATGCTATCCAGACTACTATCACTCTCAAAGATGCAACAGAATATCCAGACGCTAGTGTAGCGTATCCGGCCTATGTCATGATTGACAGTGAGATTATCAAGTACTCAGGTAAAACTGGAAACCAGCTCACTGGTTGTACTCGCGCTGCTACGTTCCAACAGTGGATTGAAGGCGCAAACCGTAGCTTTACAAGCTCAGCAGCTACTAGCCATGATGCTAATACTGGTGTTATTTTGATTAGTAACACTTGTACTCCACTAGTTAACCACTGGGGTAGTTCGGTAATCATGGATGGCAACTTTGATGGTGACCAAGGTTACCAGTTCACATACAGTCGTCTTAACTATGGTCTGCCAGGCACTGTGGGTCAAAAGCAAGTGGCATTTGTCATGAGACTAGCACCAAGTGTCAGTAACGGTATTATTGGTAACCTGGGTACTCGTGACCTTATTAACCGCGCTCAAGTAACTTTGAAGAACATGATTTTTAACGTTACCGCTGGACGCTATCTTGTTGAAGGTATTTTGAATCCCAATAACATTGATGCAGCAAACACAAGCTTCTCAGGATTGAACAATCTTGGTGGTGGATACCAACCCAGCTTCTGTGAGTTCTCAACATCGCCTCGTTACACATCTGAAACCACAGGTGGTTTAACAGGTTCTACATATGGAACCACAGGTGGCTTTACCAAGAGTGGTGTTAAACCTACATTTAGTGGTACCAGAACTTATGCTAACTTGACCCCAGCAAACATATCAAGTTCGGGTTCTGGGGCAAACATCACTGTGCAGCTCACCGCAGCAGGAACTACCTACAATAACAACACAGTACAAATTACTGTGCAGAACCCCGGTACTGGTTATGCTATTGGTGACACACTCAGAGTTCTCGGTAACGTAATTGGTGGCTCAACACCAACAAACGACTTGAACTTGACTGTAGCAGCTATTACAACTGAACTCAGTGGCGGTGAACGTTTGTTTGCTATCCCAATTTCAACCACAAACTCAGGACAACTAGACTTGGGTAGTGTTAAGCAAATTGGAACTAGTGCTGTTCCTGGAACTGGGGTATATCCTAATGGTCCAGAGTTGTTGGCAATTCAGCTTACTGCGCTGACCACAGTGTCAAACCCTGTGGGAGAAATACAGTTACAGTATTTCGAAAGCCAGGCTTAAACCACAAGATCCTGCTCAACAAGCAGGATTTTGTTTTTTACAGCTTCGATATTGACGGTGTTCCAAAGCCCCGGGTGCATGGGCTTTGGAAAATTGCCGGTATCTAACCAAGCATAGCCTAAATGCTCGTGATTGAGCACAGGCACAAATTCTTCAGCCACAACGCAAACCCATGTGTGGTATTCAAATGCACCATCTGCTGAAGTAAATTTTTCCAAAGGAATAAGACGTTGATAGCTGGGGAAGAAGCCTAGCTCTTCGGTACACTCGCGCTCCATGCCACCCAACAGGGTCTCTCCAGTTTCAATCTTTCCACCAGGAAGCCCCCAACAGTTAGGGTGTCTAGTATCGTTGCGCAGTAAGTATAGATAGCGTCCAGTGGTAGTACTTCTAAACCACACTCCTACTGCCTTCAAAGTACGAGTCTCCATGTACCTCCGGGATAAACACCTTGGTAACTCTTGATCCATGCATCCCCAGTCCACTCATATTGAATGCCTGTGGTGAGGTTTGTGACATATTGCCCAGCTGCTTGTTGCGAAGCATTAAACACTACACGCCAGAATCCGTTGCTGTATTGAATAATGTCATTGGCATGCGCAACCAACGGGCGTCCGTTGCCGCCGGTCCAAGCAATGGGATTTTCCACGTTGTTGTAGTCCCCGGTGCTTTCTGTTAGCAAGTAACGCTGCCCTTCAATGGCGCTGTCGAGCCCTTCTAAAGGACCGCTGGTCAAAGGATTGACCACAGCATCAATAGGTTCTAGTGTGTTTTGTGGTGTGGTGTCAACGTCAACATCGACCAACAGGAAACGACTGTCATTGGGATCTACAGCTATAGTACCAACAACTTCGGTTTCGTCTTCTTGAATCAGTCGTAATTGACTTACTCCTGGACGTAACGAGCCATACAAATCTATCACAGCAGGCCAAAGCAAGGGACTGTTGCTTATGATTTGAGTGGGATCTATGCTATCGTTGCTGGGTTCTTGACTGAGATACTTTTGATCCAGTACTTGTACCCTGTTTCCGATTACCACCACAGCGTAGTTAAACGGTGTAATGACCTGGCGTGTGCCCAACAGCAAGTCATTATTGGCAATGCTTTCCACAACATCGCCGTCACTGTTGTACATGTTGGCAACAATGCGCTCAACGACACCCAACTTCTTGACCTTGGCTGGACTTGACAACCAAATTGGTAAACTAAACTTTAGCGATGCAATGTCGATAGGGTTTTCTGTGCCAACAGGAATAGTTCTTGACGTCCAGTTGACGCTGTCCAATTCCACAACACTCAAACTAGTCCAGTCAATGTAATTGTCAGTGCTTTGAATTTCTAAACTGGGGTTGAACAGTGTCAACAACTGCTCCAGCAGTTGAAACTTTTGATTTGTGTTTGAAGTCCAGATGTCTAGTGTGATGCCTAGCTTATAAGGCACGGGCATCAGGCGCTCAATGGTAAATGCATTGCCTTGCGTAGTTTCGTAAGTGTCTGTGGCAGTGTCATAAGTGCGCTGACGCACATTTACCTTGCTGACATGATAAGGTTCTTGCATTCTAGGACGGTCGTAGTCTAGGCTAGAAACATAAAAAGTCATCAGTGGTGTGCTAGGCAAACTATTGGATGAGTTTTCCTGTATGATAGTTTGAGCGTTGCGACTAGCATCTCCGTAACGCACAGGCACCCGAAGTAATGCAGCAGCATCGCTACCTTCTTGACGGCCATATTCAACTTGGAAGTTTGAAACTATCCTAGTAAATTGCAATAGAAATCGACGTATTTGTTCGTCGTAAAAGAATTGTTGCATAAGTTACTCGTTGGGTTGTCCTGGCTGTGTGCCTGGTCTTGGTCGAGCTGGTTTGAACCCGCCATCATCACCATTATCGGCACGAGGCTTCAATATTTCGCTCAAGCTCTGACGACTTGGGATGTTGCCCAAGTCCTTGGTAGCCACAGTGTATGTATTGTTGACAAACGAACTGCGTAAAGTATTGTTGACCGGACCGTTGTTGAGATTGGTGCGAACTTTGTCTTCAACCTTGATCCAACGTTTGCCATTGAATCTAAACAAACGATTTGGGAAATAATCCAAACGCAAACAATAGTCACCATCTACGGCACTTAATGGAAACGCTACACCTGTGGTGCAAGGGAATCCGTTGGGGGGAATACCGTCACCAGTTAGGTAACCCAAGGTATATCCTTCGGCTCTAGGTGTAATGTTGGCACCGCCTTGTGTGCCATCGACTGTGACGCTTTCGTCTGCTGTAAGCCCGTCAGGATTGGCCGGCAGTCCAGTGACGGTAGTGGGCTCAACATAAAATTTGGTAGTATCGTAACCACTGAGCGGAACCTCAACTTCGGCTTGTGTGAGGATTGCATCGTTGATTTCGTAGTCTTTGGGTCTGGTACTGCTCACGTCTGATTGTGTTGGTGGTGTGTACTCTTGCCAGTAATCAGTGTTGGTGATTTCAGTACCAGCTGGGGCATTTTGTATGGCTTGATAGTATACATCACCGTAGTTAGTGACCCAACCAGCAGGATAAAAATTACCTGGATCCCAGATGTTTTCACTCACAGCAGGCTTGTCAAGGACGTCTTTGTATTCTTGCTGATTGTTCAACGGTGTGGCTTTGACACGCCAAATGTGCGGTAGCCATGTTTGACTAAAACCCTCAGCACCAAAAGCAGCATCTTGTACAACATAATACTTGGGCAAAGGCAGTTTGTTGGGGTTGAGTGGATTGTAATCTTTAAGGTTTGGAATTTCTAGCACATCACCGTTCATGAGCTTTCTACCAAAGAAGTCAATCATGTCATTGTAGTGGAAAGAAATAAACAGTGTGTCGTTGTTTAGGAACAAGCCAAATTGTGTTAAATCAAAGTCAATGTCCTGTTGTTGGTAAACGCCACGCAACACATAAACATCGTCATCATAAACTCTGTCACGGTTTTCTAGCAACAGTAAGTCTTGTATGTTCAAGGGATTGAGCTCATCGTAAACAGGCTGTGTAGCATCGCCATTGCCCGAAAATGCCGAATCTTCGCCCCCAGTTTCTGGACCCATGTATTTGTGGACAAAGATGTCTAGCCCACCAACGGTGTACATTTCAGAAATTGTGCGATCCAAAAACTGGTAGTCGCGGGTTCTATTGGGGCGGTAAAGGCTTAAACGTGGCATAGTCAAGTATTTATGGGAAGGTTGACCAATATTTCTGATCCTGCTATAATTTAGGCATGAAAGTAGTTAAGTTAAACCGCAGATTTCGACAATTCAAAGAACATGGGCATGTTGTGGCCTTGCGATTTCACAGCGGCTACAGCGATCAAGTTCGGGCAATAGAAAAAGTATGCCGAGAAAAGCTTCGCGGTGGTGGCTGGTTGCGTGAGCATGACTGGTACAGTTATTATGGCAAGTCCCGTGATGGCTTTGCTCGCTCCTACTGGATCACGTTTCGCAGGGAATCTGATCTTACTTTAGTATTACTTTCTGTTGACTTGACCAAAAATTCTTGAAATGCTATAATTACGCATTAAGGAGCCTGCATGAAAACAGCCACAATCAAACCCTTGAATCCCCGTAGCCCAGATACCAAATATGTGGGCGAAGAGCCACTGTGGCGTACCCAACCCACAGACAATCGCTTTACTGTTTTGAGTCGTGCTTTCAATTGGTACAATTACTTCTACGGCAAAAAAGACGCCAAGGACATGATTGCTGCCTATCTGGAGCGTCAAGATCGTGCTCGAGACGCTAAGAAAATTCGTACTCTTAGCGACAGTCAGATTCGACTCACAACTGGCTGGCTGTGTCGCATGAGTGACATGGGCTTGCGGTTGAATGAGCATGAGCAGATCAAGTTGGATAACATGATTGCTGAACTGCTGGCTATTAAAGATGCACCCAAGGTGGAAGTGGACAATGCTGAACCTGAAGTGCCCAAAACCACAATCCAGGACCGACTGCGTGAAAAAGTGTCAGAGTGCCTGGGCGAACTTGACGGCTTGTTTGACGAATTTGTTGTAGCCGGAGCCAAGCTCAATGCTGATTACAAACCTGTGAGTCTGATGCGTAGTATGAACATTGCTCCGCAGATGATCGGCCAAATTCGCGACACATGGACTCGTAAAATGGCTGAGTTTGAAGAAGCTGTTGCCGGCAAAGATGCGGATCTTGTCAAGGCCTACGACTTCATGACCAAGACTCAACTCAAGAACTGCATAAAGTTCTGTGAGCTTGTGCTGTCTGACTGCGGCAGCTATGTTCAGATCAAGAAAGTTGAACGCAAACCGCGCAAAGTCAAGCCGGTGAGTCCAGAAAAACGAGCAGCCAAATTCAAGGTGTTGATGGAATTTGCTGAGCTCAAGCTCAAAGGCCTACCGGCAGCACAGTTGGTTGATAAAGCCGAAGCATGGCTGTACGACACAAAGAAACGCAAATTGATCCACATTGTAGCTGACGAGTATGCCAAAGCGTTTACGATCAAGAACAATGCTGTGGTAGGCTTTAGTACAGTGGAAACAATGCAAAAAACTGTGCGTAAACCAGCCGAAACACTCAAGGCCATACAGGCCGCAGGCAAACCGGCAGCACGTAAGATCTTCAAGGAGCTCAGTACCACTGAAACTGCTTGGAACGGTCGCGGAACTGAAAACATTATGGTACTGCGAGCTTGGTAAAATAAGTAAGGGATGCATCACATCCCCACCAAGGTTGATTTTTATATAACCAACGTCTGCAATTTAACCTGCGAAGGTTGTAATCGATTCAACAATTACGACTTTCGTGGGTGGCAACGTTGGAGCGATTACTCTGAAGAGTATCGACGCTGGAGTCAACTTGTATCACTCAAAGCCGCCACCATCATGGGTGGCGAGCCCTTTTTGAACCCTACTCTTCCCGACTGGGTCCGGGGCATCAATCAATATTTTGGTATTGAAGTGCAAGTGCTTACAAATGGTACACGTTTCCTGCAGGCCCGAGAGCTTTACAAAGAATTGCTGTACACCTCCAGCAAAACCAAAGCACCAAATCACATTGGAGTGAGTCTTCACAATGCAGACCAAGCCATGACAATGGATCAAGAAATACGTAGCTTTTTGCAAGGCCCCGTTGAAGTGTTTCCCAAACAACATGCTAGAAACATGTTCAAATCTGATTACGTCTACATTGATCGCAATGGTATCATGGTCAATGTTTACATGGTAAACAAATTTACCAACTCAACACTGCGCCAAGTCACGGTGGTCAACAGTACTGGTACCAGCAAACAGTTTGCATTGCACAACAGCAATCCTGACAAAGCACACAACAACTGTGCCTTTGCAACATTCAAGAGTTATCATTTTATTCGTGGAAAACTGTACAAATGCGGCCCGGTGGCACTCCTGCCTGAGTTTGATCAACAACACAACATCATGATGAGTGACGAAGATCGTGCAATTATGAATTCTTATCGACCGCTAGACCCCGACAACTTCGAAGCTTACCATCAAGAATTTTTTGAGAACCTGGACAAGCCAATACCACAATGTAAATTTTGTCCCGAGTCCTATGTGTTTACAACAATAAAACCAGTACGCAAAGGACTTCAAGATGTTTGAAGAATCATTCTACCAAACACAACAAAGCGAAGTGTTTGTAAAATCAAACTGCATGCAACACGAGCATGCTGTAGCAAACTTATTTGCCAGCCTGTTAAGTAACTTAGGATACACAAACACAAGGCCAAGAACATGGCAACGCCAAGATCGCACTGTGATAGTTTGTTTGGCTGATGATTTTAGTGTGTGTCGACAATCGTACAGTGTGCGCCCAGCACAGTGGTTTGATGCTAACACCACTGTGCTTACCGACAACTATTTTGCACTGCCTTCGGACTACAGAATTTTACAATTACCCACTAGTTATTTTGGGGTGTTTAACTATGTACCTGAAGATTCGCATTACCGACCAGACCGTCGATTCCATCTCAGTGTCAATCGTCTTGATGCGCAAAGGGAGTTGATTCTGTTGGAGTGGCTGAAGCAACTTGGGGACATTGGCAACGACTACATCAATTTCAATGCCAGAATAGCCAATGAAATTGGCACAGTTGAACAAGCCCAACTGTGTTTTGACACATATTGGCAACAGCTAGATCAACTGCACAACACTGATTATCATGCACAGTACCTTCAGGCACGTGATCTAGTTCCTATTAGGAATCACAACTTGTCTATAGAACAAGCCAATGTCAGTGCCTATGTTAATGTGGTTGTAGAAACTTATGCAGGTGATGCGACCATTGGATTCAGTGAAAAAATATTTCGGGCATTGGTAACACCGGCACCATGGACAGTGTATTCAGCACGTGGTGCAGTGTCTTACTTGCGGAAGCTGGGGTTCGATGTTCTAGATGACATAGTTGATCACAGTTACGATAATCAGTTTCAAGATACTTCGTATTTTGGTATATCGAAAATTCGTAAATTTATCCAAACAAACCAGGAAATTTACCAGCGACTTGTGGGCATGGACTTACAAAATGTCGCAGATCGATGCAAAATTGCTGCTCAACATAACCAGCAACATTTGGCCAGTCTGGCCCAGCGTTGGCCACAGGACTTTGCTGCTTGGCTACCCGGTGTAATAGAAATAATTCAATAAATATAGCATCGGAGATTCCAATGAGCGAAAACACCCTGCCCGAATTAAAACAACAGCTAATTCAGTACTGCCAACTTCAGTTAGGCGATCAAATCATTGACCTTGAACTGGATCCGGCGCACTACGAAGCTGCCTATCAAAAGACGCTGGGCAAGTATCGCCAACGAGCTAACAATGCTTATGAAGAAGCGTATATCTTCATGGAGCTCATACAAGATGTCAATATCTATACGTTACCACAAGAAGTTGTCAGCGTTCGTCAGGTGTTTCGTAGAACTTTTGGCAATAGCCAAGGCCCATTTGCTTCAAACTTTGACCCATTTGCCCAGGCCAGCGTAAACGTTTATCTCATGAACTTCAACGTGGCCGGCGGCCTAGCAACCTATGATTTCTACACACAATATGTTGAACTGGCTGCTAGAATGTTTGGCGGGTTCATGAACTACACTTGGAACCCAGTGACTAAAAAATTGCAATTGGTGCGTGACCCCAAGGGCACAGGCGAAAATGTGTTGCTGTGGACATATCAACTCAAGCCCGAAATTCAACTGTTGGCAGATTTCCAAATTAGTCAATGGATCCGAGACTACATGGTTGCTAACTGCAAAATGATCATTGGCGAAGCCCGTGAAAAGTTTGGTACTATTGCCGGACCGCAAGGCGGCGGTCAACTCAATGGCGCTGCACTCAAAGCCGAAGCCAAAGAGGCCATGACCGAATTAGAAGACCAGCTCACTCGCTATGTTGATGCTAGTCAGCCACTGACTTGGGTAATTGGCTAATTGACACAGTGTTGTAGTCCTGCTATAATCAAGCATGGACTTGATGATCGATCTTGAAGGCCTGGCAACAGGACCCGACACCACTATTTTAACAATCGCTGCTCAGGGATTTGACCCGTTTGGGTCCGGCTGGTACGACCAACACTGCTACTATGCCCGAATCACTCTTGAAAGCCAAGAAAATCGTCGCATTGAAGAAGGCACATTGGCATGGTGGGCAACTCAGCCCGAAGCTGCCAGAGAAGAAGCTTTCGGTGAAACTGGGCGTGTGGATCTTGACGTTGCCCTGGATCAGCTGGCTAAAATTATTTGGAAAAGCAAACGTATTTGGGCACAAGGTCCCACATACGACATGAACATTCTTGAGCATGCTTACAAGAGCTACAACAAGCCCATACCCTGGCAGTACTATGCTGTGCGTGATAGTCGCACAGTATTTGGTCTTTGGCCCGGGCTAGAAAAACCCCCAACCCCCCACCATGCGCTTGAAGATTGTCGCCGGCAAATTTTATTACTTCAAGACACATTAGAATATCTCAAAGTCAAGGAACTAGCATGATTATTGGAATCTGTGGATTTATTGGATCTGGCAAGGATACTATTGCTGACTACCTGGTTAACTTACACGGGTTTCGTAGGGAAAGTTTTGCCAACAGTTTAAAAGACGCTGTGGCACAAGTGTTTGGTTGGGACAGAACCATGCTAGAAGGCCGCACAAAGCAAGCCCGAGAGTGGCGTGAGCAACGAGATGAGTGGTGGAGTAATCGCTTGGGCATGAATGTTACCCCACGTTTGGTGTTGCAATACTGGGGCACCGATGTACTGCGCCGCAATTTTCACGATGATATTTGGATCGCTAGCTTGGAAAACAAACTTCGCAACAGCCGAGATCATGTTGTCATAAGTGATTGCCGTTTTCCCAACGAAATCAAAGCAATCAAACAAGCTGGGGGCAAAGTCATTAGAGTGGTCCGGGGAGAAGAACCTGCTTGGTATCAAGATGCCATAAACGCAAATTCTGGGCCATCTAACATGAGTTGGAGTATTAGCAAAACCAAGCTAGAAAGATTGAAAATTCATGCATCTGAAACCAGCTGGGTTGGCACTGATTTTGATGCTGTACTAGACAACAACGGCACACTTGACGAACTGTATCAACAGGTCAAGAATCTGGTTCAAGATCTCCCCGTCGCCAAGTAACATCAGTCTTTTGAATTTCAACTTCACAGTTACGGCAAACTGTTTTTAAGTTCTTTAAGACTGCGTTATTGAGATTCCCGTCAACGTGATATACTGAAGTTTGTGCTGAAAATCTAGCCTTAAAGCCACAGCGGTCACAAACCATCTTTTTCTTATACCCCATGCTCTCCCAGCGTGGGGTTCTCTTTTTCAAGCCCTTGTTTTTGCGCTGGCAGTTCTCACAGCGACTGCGATAATGTGTTACACCATCTTTGTGGTAGTTTACAGCACAAGGCCGCTGCTCACAGGCTTTGCAAACGGGTCTAGACATACTTTATTTAAGCAGAACCTTTGCCAAAGGGCGTCGTAGAACCGTGATTTTGGCAAAAGCCAATAAATATCTACAACTTGAAAAGGAAACCACAAGATGGCTCTAATCTCTCCAGGCGTAGAAGTAACAGTAATTGACGAGAGTCAATACATCCCTTCAGCAGTCAACACAGTACCTTACTTTGTTGTGGCCACTGCACAAAATAAAGTTTCCAGTGACGGCGTGACAGTTGCTGCTGGTACATTGGCCGCAAATGCCAATAAAACATATCTTATCACTAGCCAGCGTGACTTGGCTGCTACTTTTGGTGTTCCGTTCTTCTACAACACCACTACTGGTACTCCAATCAATGGTTACGAACTCAACGAATACGGCTTGTTGGCTGCTTATTCTGCTCTGGGTGTTACTAACCGTGCATACGTTCAGCGTGTTGATATTGACTTGACTGAACTCACAGCCAGTTTGACACGACCAGTCGGCGCACCTGCCAATGGCACATATTGGGTTGATGCTACAACTTCAACTTGGGGTATCTTTGAATGGAACCAAACCAGCTCAACATTTACAAACAAAGTGCCTTTGGTGTTGACTGACTCTGCTGACCTAGTCGGCGGCGATGGTACTGATCCTTCTGCTGATTACACTCCATTGGCCACTATTGGTAGCATTGGCGACTATGCAGTTACAATTCAAGCTCCATACATTTATGGCTACTACAAAAAGTACGACAATACTTGGCAATTAATTGGTAGCGACGGCTGGAAAACTGCTTGGCCTACTATTCAAGGCACAAACGCACCGACCACACTACAGGCAACCACAAACATGTATATCAACGATGTGTTGGTAACTGTTGGTGCTACTAATACTGTTGCTGGGTTTGCTGCATCTATCAATGCTGCTGCAATTCAAGGTGTAACTGCTCGAGCTGTCAGTGGAAAACTATATTTGTATGCTGATTCAACAGCTACAAATGATGGATCCACTCTACAAAACGACGGTATTATTTCTATCGAACCGGGTACTAATCCTGGTCTGGGCAGCAACAATCTCTTTACATTGTTGGGTCTAACCAGCGGTGAATATGCTGGTCCAGAATTCTATCCTGGTTATAGCTACCAGAGTCCTCGTTGGAGAACCACTGACACTGGTCCTCGCCCCACTGGTTCTGTATGGCAAAATTGCAGTTCAGCCAACAACGGTATGGATATCAGTGTTAAGAAGTATAGCACCACATTGGGAACTTTTGTTGAACAAGCATGCCCAGCATACTTCTCAGAAGCTGCTGCCATCAATGGTTTTGACCCCAGCGGCGGTGGTAAAAATATTCCTGTTGGAACTACCTATGCTCAAATTGGTGCATTTGCATACACAACACCAATTACACCACCTTATCTAACCACTTTCAACATAGAAATTCTGGAGCGTTATGCTCTGGGAGCTACTGAAGTAACTGGCGATATTGCATTCTCTAGCAGCGCAACACCATTCACTGTTGGCTCGACATTTAACTTAGGTGGCACACAGCCTGGTACAACCACAGCCGTAGTGTCTCCAGTTACAATTGGTGGAACTGGCACAGTTGCTGACTTCATTGCCGCAGTCAGCGCAGCCAACGTTCCTTACGTTTCAGCCAGCGTCAACAGTGCTGGTAACATTGTGTTTGTTCACAGCCAAGGTGGATCAATTCAATTACTTGATACCACAGTTGGTTCAGTTGACCCAGTGAGCGAAGCCGGATTTACTACTGCAACTTCTAAAGTTCGCACCGTGCGAACAGGCCAAGGTGTTGTGTTGAGTAACTGGGTTTCTGACCCACTGTTTACCTATACTGCCAGCGACTCTGAACCTGATCAGAATCCAGTTGATGGTCGTCTGTGGTACTACAGCTCAGTTAGCGATGTAGATATCATGATCCAAGACAATGGATCATGGCAAGGTTACCAGAACGTTACCAATGACGTTCGCGGCTTCAACTTGAGTCTTACTAATGCTAGCGGTCCTATTGTGGCTGCAACTGCACCTACAACACAAAATGATACTGCTGAGTCACCATTGCAATATGGCGATTTGTGGATCGATTCTAGTGATCTAGAAAACTATCCAATGATCTATCGTTGGGAACAAGTCAGCGGTGTTGACCAGTGGGTAGCTGTCGATACAACCGACCAAGTGACCGAAAATGGTGTACTGTTTGCTGATGCACGTTGGGCTCCAAACGGAACTACAGATCCAGTCGCTGATCCATTCCCAACAATCGAAAGCTTGTTGACCAGTGACTATCTAGATTTAGATGCTCCCGACCCAGCACTGTATCCACAAGGTATGTTGCTGTTCAACACACGTCGTAGCGGATACAACGTGAAGAAATTCCAAAGCAACTATTTCAATGCGCAGAGCTATCCTGATGATGTATTGCCTACTGTCAAGAACACATGGCTGTCGGCCAGCGGAAATCGCAGCGATGGCGCAATGTGGAGCGGACGTCTTGCACAGCGTCAACTGATTGTTCAGGCTCTTAAGTCAGGTATTGATCTAAGTGAAGCTGCTCGTGAAGAACAAAATCAGTTCAACGTCATTGCTACACCAGCATACCCTGAGTTGACACCAAACATGATTGCACTCAGCAATGAGCGCAACAACACATTGTTTGTAGTTGGCGACACTCCAATGCGTTTGGGAAGTGATGGCAACAGCCTAGTTAGCTGGGCTACAAACAACAATGGTCTAGGATTGACTACAGAAGACGGTAACATTGCTACCAGCAACTACGCCGCTGTCTTCTATCCAAGCTGCCAGACTACAGACTTGAGTGGTAACACTGTTGTGGCTCCTCCAAGTCACATGATGGTTCGCACCATTCTGCGCAGTGATGCTGTGAGCTATCCATGGTTAGCTCCTGCTGGCACACGTCGCGGTGTTGTTGACAATGCTACTGCAATTGGTTACATCAGTGCTGCAACTGGAGAATTCCAGCAGATCAGCGTAAGCCAAAGTGTTCGTGACATTCTGTATGAACGCAATATCAACCCAATTACGTTCATTCCTGGAGTTGGTATTACTAACTTTGGTAACAAAACAAGCACTACTACAACTACAGCGTTGGATCGTATCAACGTTGCACGCTTGATTTGCTTCTTGCGTGCTCGACTCGAAGAGATTGGCAAGTTGTACTTGTTTGAACCTAACGACGAAATTACTCGCAACGAAATCACCAACACTGTCAACAGCTTGATGATTGACTTGATTGCTAAACGAGCAATTTACGACTACCTAGTAGTCTGCGACTTGAGCAACAATACCCCTGCACGTATCGATCGTAACGAGCTGTGGGTTGACATTGCTATCGAACCTGTCAAGGCCGTGGAATTCATCTACATTCCGCTGCGTATTAAGAATACAGGTGAGATTTCGGGTGGAGCAGCCTAATGTGAAAGGGGGCCAAAATTTTGGCCTCCAATCCAGGTAAATAAACATATAGGAGATAACAAATGGCAGTTTCATCACTACAGCGTATGACAGTACCTTTAGCTAGCGATCAGAGTTCTAGCGTGCAAGGTCTGTTGATGCCCAAGCTCAAATATCGCTTTAGAGTGATGTTTGAAAACTTTGGTATTTCGAAACCCACAACAGAATTAACCAAGCAAGTTGTATCAGCAGCTCGTCCCAATTTGACATTTGAAGAAATCACATTGCCAATCTACAACTCAACATTGAAGTTGGCCGGACGTCATAGTTGGGCTGACATCACTATTGCAGTTCGCGACGATGCCAGCGGCAGCGTGAGCAAGCTTGTTGGTGAACAGTTGCAGAAGCAAATGGACTTCCTGGAAATGGCATCTGCTGCTTCCGGCATTGATTACAAGTTCTTGACCAAGATTGAAATTCTTGACGGTGGCAACGGTGCCGCAACTCCCGTGGTTCTAGAAACCTGGGAATTGTATGGCTGCTACCTCAAGGGCGCCAACTACGGTGACTTGAACTATGGCACAAACGAAGCTGCTCAAATTGAATTGAGCATTGCTTACGATAATGCTAACCAGACCCCTGCTGGTACTGGTGTTGGTACAGAGATTGGTAGAACCCTCGGTGACGTGGTAACTGGTGTTGGCCAAGGTCAATAACAGGGAGTAACCCATGCCAACGTTCGGTCAGCAACTCTGGCAAGGTTTTACCAACGTAAATTACTTGCGTGACGCTCGTCACGCAAGTAAAGTCTTTACTACCAATGCCTTCGAGCTCAAGCCTCGATACAAGTTTCTTTTTCATGTCAGCTTCACATTAAACGTACAAGAAATACCAGCTCTTAAAGGAGCCATGGGTCTTGATGACATTACTAATTTAAGCTACGTGGTTAAAACAGTTGATCTTCCCAAGTACACTATTGCTAATGAAACATTGAATCAGTACAATCGCAAACGTGTAGTCCAAACCAAGATCAACTACGATCCAGTAAGCATAGTGTTCCATGATGATGGTGGCGACGTTGTTCGCAACATGTGGTACAACTATTATTCTTACTACTACAAAGATCCAACTCAGCAATACCTTGACGCCAACAACCAAAACGGTAGTTTAGGCCCTAGTGCAAACCGTCAAGCTGGATTTGGTTACAATGCAAGAGACATCTACAGCGACAATCGTCAAGTAAACGACTGGGGCTACATTGGCGAAAGTTTCAGCGATGGAACTAGTTCAGCATCAGGCAAACCACCATTCTTCCGTGACATTAGAATCTATGGCATGGATCAACACAAGTATGCTGAATACGTACTGATCAATCCTATAATCACAAGCTGGGCCCACGACCAATACAACTATTCTGAAGGCTCGGGCACTATGCAAAACACAATGTCCATTGCCTACGAAACTGTGAAATACTACAGTGGTGCTATTGGCTCCAGCAGACCTGACGCTAATGTGCAAGGCTTTGCCAACCCCAGTCACTATGATACAGTTACTAGTCCAATTAGCCGACCGGGATCTACTTCGTCGGTGTTTGGCCAGGGCGGCTTGTTGGATGCAGGAGGTGGTATTTTGGAAGACCTACAATCAGGATCGCTATTGGGTTTGATTGGTGCAGCACAAAAAGCTGGCACAGCCTACAACACATTCAAAGGCAAAGACATCAAGAGCATAGCCAAGAGTGAAGCAGTCAGCATAGGTACCCAAGCCATCAAGGGCGGTATTCCTGGCGCTGTGCGTCAAATACAAGGTCGCGGTAATGGCATGTTCTTCCCAACGCCGCAGTCACCTAAGACTAATTAACAGATATGAGTTCGATTAATTACACCAACTACAACATTGACCAAACTGTGCGTGTGTTTGATAGCTTCTATGAGTATGATGTCAATGTGCCAGCCAATGAGTACGACATTGTCTATAGCTATTTTCTCAAAGAAATGGGCACCAAACAAGCTGCTGGTAATTTTACTGTGAGTTTGTTTAGAATTGCCGAAGACACAAAAATACCAGCACTGACATTGTTGCAAGCATTTGAGGGGCAATCGGGTATGAACCTCAATGCTAATTTGGCTTATTATCTCAACAGCATTAGAAACCGTGCCACTTTGTTGGGCGTTGGTGTGCCGGTAGTGCCTAACTTTTACGCCTCTAGAAATGTTGTACAATGAGCAAGTGGGCACAAGGTTGGTACAACGTAATCAATCCTGAAAAATACGTTGGCAACAAAACTCCCAGATATCGTTCAGGCTGGGAACACAGCTTCATGCGTTTTTGTGACACCAACGATCACATTTTGCAGTGGGCCAGCGAAGCAATACAAATACCCTATCGTCACCCCTTGACTGGCAAGCAAACAATATATGTGCCAGACTTTCTCATAACTTATCGCACTAGAGATAACACACTAAAAGCCGAACTGATAGAAATCAAACCCAAAGGTCAAAGCGTGATTGAAGAAAAAATGAAGTCACGAGACCGCGCTGTAGTAGCCATAAACTACGCCAAATGGGATGCAGCAACCAAGTGGGCACGCCGCAATGGTCTGGTATTCAGAGTAATTACCGAAGACCAAATGTTCCATAACGGCCGAAAATAAACCATAAATATCCGCATGACGCGGAAACTTGAAGAACTATTTGATCTCCCACCCACTGAGCAAGAAGTAGATGCTGCTGTACCTGCCTTGCCTCAAAGCCGTGAGACCCTGAAAAACATCGACGATGCCATTGACAAAATCGATGCAGCACTACCTGGGGTCAAGGGCTTAGAATCCACAGACACCGAAATGGACGAGCTTGCTAGCCTAGCAACAAGCAGCTACAAAGATCTCATGGATCTTGGTATGCAAGTGGATTCAAGATTTGCCAGTGAAATTTTTAGTGTCGCCAGCAATATGCTGGGGCATGCAATCACTGCCAAAACAGCCAAACTAGACAAAAAGCTCAAGATGATTGATCTACAGCTCAAAAAAGCCAGACTTGATCAACAACAACAAGGCGAAGCAGACGCCCCACAAACTGGTACGGGAGTAGTTCTTAGTCGCAATGACTTGCTGGAACGTATTATTAGTCGGGGCCAGGATCAAAACAACAAGAAAGAATAAATATAAGACAGGAATCGGACATGAAAAAATTTCATCAATATCTAGCTGAGAGCGAACGCACCTACCAATACCGCATCAAAATTGCAGGCTCTGTGCCGCAAGGCTTTGTTAAAGACCTTGAGAGCAAGTTTGCACAATTTGATGTTGTCAAGATTGGCGACTTAAAAACTACGCCAGTGCGTAAACAAATTCCTGACTTTCCAGGATTTCCCAATGAGTCTATGAGCATCATGGACGTTGAATTCAGATACCCAGCCATTGAGCCACAAATCAAACAGTTGGCTCAAATTCTTGGCCTGGATCCTGATCGCATTGTAATGAATACTGTGGGTTATGAAGATAGCTTGAATGATGAAAGCAAGAAGATCCAAGACGACAACAAAGATTTGCTCAAGGACACTGAGTATCCTACACCAGACCAAGAGCAAAAAGGTCTCAAGAAGGATTACAGCGCCGAACCTCACGATCATGTAGTTCTCAAGAATGCATATCGTTCAGATTTCACTGTGGCTGGTGGTAAGACACCTGCAGCCAAGACTACAAATGAGTTGCCAATGGGAAACAAGAGTCCTATCAGCAATATCAAGCGTCCACCAAAGCCAGCCACTGGCGCCCAACCCCGAGGATAATACCAAATGACATTCTTTTACGACTTAAACAAAAAACTCAAGGACGTTTTAGACGCTCCCAAGAGTGTGCATCAAAATCTTAACGAAGGTGCTGTTGCTGAAGTATCAGATAAAAAATTAGCTGCATACCAGGCCAAGGCTGACAAACAAATTGCCGCTGGTCAAAATGTAGAAAAGAGAACAGCAGGTCTGCTTCGCACATCTCATTCAGCACGTAGAAACAAAGGTTTGGATCCACATGCCGATACAGCAAATTTGAAAAATTATCCTCTAGGTGAAGATGAAATGGATGAAGGCCTGGGCAGTGTTGTTAAGAAAATTGGTAGCGGCGTTAAGAAAGTTGCTGGCAAAGCTCTGGATACACTGGGCCACGGCAGTGACGAAGACCTCATTCGTGATCTACAAAAGAAAGCCGGTTTACCACAGCACGGTAAGAAGGGCATGGCCCAACCCAAAGAAGGTGTTGACAAACAAAAGTTTGCAGCACTTGCTCCTCCAAAAGACAAGATCACTTTCGCTGACAAGATTGCTGGCGCCAAGAAAGAAGTTGACGAAATGCTAGGTCAAGTTGCTGCTGACGCAATGAAAAAGGCAGTAAGCGGTCACGGAACTAACAAAAAGAAAGCAACTGACGAAGGTTGGGATGACATGATGAAAGACGTCGAACGTCGTCGTGCCAAGCCAGCAGTCGGTAGCGTTGAGCGTGGTGCCAAGCACGACATTGAGCACACAGCTACTGGTCGTCGAGTAACTCGTCGCACAGACGATCAAGGTATTTCGGTCGGCGCCGACGATGACAGCTCAGCTGATGCTCCAAAGCGCGGTAGTGGTCGTCCCAAGGGCACAGGCGGCAAAATGGGCGCCAAGGGTCCTAGCGGCAAGTCTAAGTTG